AAATTAATTGATGGATTTATTCAAACTCAAAATGACGGTAAAATTGTTGTTGATCAATATGCAAAACAAATAGGTCGTATTGCCCCGATTGCGTCTGGTGCTGGTGTAAGTATAGAAGAACTTAACGCTGCTATTTCCTCTGTCACTGCGGCTGGTGTTCCTGTTGAATCAACCTTTGCTGGCTTGCGTCAGGTTATAGCCTCAATACAAAAGCCGACAAGTGAAGCTTCAAAAGTAGCAGAAAAACTTGGAATTGACTTTAGTGCATCAGCTTTGAAATCAAAAGGATTAAGCGGTGTCTTGGCTGAGATAGTTGAGAAAGGAGGAGCAAGTGCAGAAAATATTTCTAAATTATTTGGAAGTGTTGAAGCACTAACAGCAATCCAGCCTTTGTTGAATGATGGCTTAGAGAGATTTAATCAAAATTTAGAGAATCAAGCAGATGCTCAAGATGTAGCTGCAAAAGCGGCATTTCAAGCACAAAATACAATACAGGGACAACTTACAAGATTAAGCTCTGCATTTACGAATTTAACAACAGAAGGGTCTGAGTTTGGTGTTGCGATTAGAGAAGCAATAAAAATTGCCGCTGTTACTGTTGAGGCTTTAAAAGTTGCTATAGAGGTTGCTATTCTTGCACCCTTAAGAGTAATAATTGGAATTGTTAAACAAGTAGGGTCAGTTATTGCTGAGGCTTTAGGAATAGAGGCAACTGATGTTATTTTCAATTTGGAACAAGGCTGGATAGGAATTAAAGAAGCAATCACAGAAGCGACTAAGAAAGCAGAGTTTATAGGAAAAGTTATAGGAGGTGTCATTGTTAATTCTATTAAGGTTGTATCTGGTTTTGTTAATAGCGTAAAAGAGGCGGTTGGTAATTTAGCTCAAGGCATTGTTGACTTTTTTAGACAAGCTTTTGAAAAGATTGTAAGTTTTATACCAGAACCATTAAGAAAATTATTAGGAGGACTCGAACTTCCAGAGATAGATTTAAAAATTACAGGCATTAAAGACTTTGGCAAGGACTTTTTCA